GAGCAGGCCACACAGCCAGCGCCCTCTATGGCTGCATTAGGGTGGCTAGAGACGAGTATCAGGGCCTATTCCAAGTATGTAGAGGTGGCAGCACGCGCTACCAGTGTGGCCGAGAGTGAGCAGGAGCACGTGCGTAGGGAGCGCATGGCACTCGATGAGATTGACGACCTGCTGGCGCAGATGATGGAGTGACCGGAAACCGATCCAGACCCCCCCGGGTATGGGGCCCCAGCGTACATGGATATCCTTCTCCGATACCTTGCGCCCAGCCCTGGCAAGATAGGTTGCACCCATTAGGGATATGTGCTATTCTCTATGTTGTCCTTTACACATAGGAGGGTAGTGCAATGCCCAGCAGGAAGCCGGTGGCGATTGGCGACCGTTTCGGTCGTTTGGTGGTATTACGCGAGTTGGAATCATCCAAGACGCCGAATGGGACGGTGAATCGACGCGTGGAGTGTCGCTGTGACTGTGGCGTGGTGAAGGCTTATCGTCTCCCACGGTTACGAAATGGCAGGACGAAGTCGTGTGGGTGCTTGGCCCGAGAGATGGCAGTGGAGCGGGGCCACCGCTATGGTGGAAGGCCAACTCACGGCGGGGCTGGTACGCTGGAATACACGACATGGAATGGGATGAAGGCCCGCTGCTACAACCCGGCCGCCAGTGGTTACCGCCGTTATGGAGGTCGTGGCATCACAGTGTGTGATCGCTGGCTGAAGTCGTTTCCGGCGTTTCTGGAAGACATGGGGCGACGGCCTTCACCAGAGCACAGCATCGGCAGGATCGACAATGACGGTCCCTACTCTCCTGGCAACTGCCGCTGGGAAACGGACGAGGAGCAGGCCCGCAATCGCGGCAACAACGTGACCTTGACGCATTGCGGAGAGACTTTGTGCGTGTCGGAATGGGCGGAGCGACTTGGCGTGAACGACGCGTTGATTCGTCATCGTCTTGATCGTGGTTGGACAGCGAAGGATGCGTTAACGCTCCCAGTCGCAGAGAAACATCAATCCGACGCGTTCTACAGGACACCGATCTCGAAGCGGGATGCCGCGTGGTATCGAGAATACGCACGCCGGGAAGCATTTTGCCTGGCAAGATAGGCAATCTGCTTATCTGTGTGTCTTGGTGTCTCTGTATTGGGTCTGGGGGCTAACGGCGTTAGAATTGGCCTAACGGAGTTAGTTTCGGCAGTAAAGGAGAAACGTTCTCGGGCACACTGACCCCGAACGTTCGCGAACGTTCGCGAACGTTCGCAAACAAATGGCTTGGAGGGCTGAATTATGAAGCGTCGTAAGCCTGCTTCAGTGGAACAGATGGAGCAATCGAAATGGGTTGGGCGGGAGACGATATGCCAGACTCTTCGGGACATCTACGAATTGGCTGATGATGAGCGAATTCGGGACAAGACCCGATTAGCGATGGCAATGGCGAAGGCGATGAATAAGAAGCTCCGTGCGTACCGGAACAAGGCGGATCGCAGGGCGGAGAACTTCCGGGATTCTTCCGGGATTCTTCCGGGATTTTAACTAGACAGTACAAATCCCGGAAGTAGAGAGTAGGGCTAGGTCACTCCATGTAAATCCGCAGCCGCTTGATGTCGTCGGGCAGTTTGGTAAGGTCAATCACCGCGCCGTCGCCGTATTCCACGGAACCTGCGGCCAGGCCTTCGATATCCAGGTCCACTTCGGTCGCCATTTGCAGTGCGGATTCGCGGCTTGTGCTCGCTAGGGCGGCGGTTCCTTTGAAGTATTCCATGAGTTCGGGCGGATAGTGAATCTGGAGCTTGTCACATAGCTCTTTCAGGTCCAGCATGTCGCCGAGCTTCCCTCCTCGGTTTCGCTGTCCGACGATGTGGGTACTGACGCTCATTTTCGCGGCTCCTAAAGGGTGGGTTTGGGGAAGGCCATCACGTCTCGCCCTCCCGTGTTAGGTTTCAATCGCCTCGACCATCTCGATTCGTTCTCCGATCCACCGCATGACCGGCACGGCCATCGAATTGCCCAGAGCCTTGTATCGCGGCCTGTCGGGGCAAATCTGGTCCGGGTACTTCGGGCGGCCATAGGGAATGTTGGTGTAATCGTCGGGGAAGCCGAAGCATCGCTCTACCTCACGCGGCGTCAAGCGCGATGGCCTTCCATTTCGGCATATTACGTGCCCTTTAGCGTACCACTGGTTGCTTCCCCACTTCGCTCCATACATCGCATCAATGCAGCCAGCCGCGCGTCCGATCCCATGTATCCATGCTTCCGCCGATACTCGGGGTCGATCCGGCGCATCATTCCCCGACAGGCTTTCGCGCTCAAACAGTACCGCGGCGGCACGTCGCCAGTCTCCAAGATGTCCGACAACGAACACGCGACGGCGCCGCTGGGGAACTCCGAAGTATTGAGCGTCAAGAACTCGGTAGGCGAACCCATACCCGCATTCCTGAAGCCCTGCGGTAAATTGGTCGAAATCACTTTTTTCTTCCAGAACCACTTCCCGTCCCCGTCCTGGTCGCATGTCCAGTGAATCTGGCGTGTCACCGCTCCAAGAGGACAAGACGCCAGGGACGTTTTCCCACAACACCCAGCGGGCGCGTGTCGCACGAGCAAGCTGAACGAATCGGAGGGCCAAGTTGCCACGCGGGTCGGCCATTCCTTTTCGCAGTCCGGCGACTGAGAAAGACTGACAAGGTGTTCCTCCGACCAGAACGTCGATTGGATCGTATCGCTCAAGATCAGCCTCCGTGATTTCCAGGATGTCGCCGAAATTCGGGGTGTCTGGGTAGTGGTGCGCCAGCAGCGAGCGGCAGAACCGATCAGTCTCCGCAAACCACGCGGCCCGCCAGCCGAGCGGCTTCCACGCGACGGTGGCTGCCTCGATTCCGCTGCACACGCTGCCATATCGCAAGGTCATTACTGCTCACTAGCTCGACAAGCTAGGGGTCACTGGGTTAATTGGTTCGGTCGTGGGCACAATTGCCACGACGAACCTTAAACGAACCTTAAACGAACCTTAAATCCGGTTCTTTCAAGCCCCGGGTACACCCCAGGCCAGCATTCTACACCCTGCCCGTTTTCTTGTCCATATGATATAGACACGAATTGGCGGATTTGCTAAGGTGCGGTCATGAGCACGGAATTCATGCCGCGGGTCCGGGAATTAGTCGAGGTATCGGGTCTGACTCTCCAGGCAATTGGCGAGCGGATGGGATACCCACCGGGGTCTGCCAGGAAATCGGTTTCGCAGTTTCTCAGAAGCGAGCACCCATCGCTTGATCTGGCGGTACGGTTCTGTAAGGCGATGGGCGTGAACGTGGAGGAATTACTATGAATTCGGAGGAAGAGCCAATGGTTGAAATCAAGGCTGGACCGGAGCTAGACCGAGCGGTGGCCGAAGCGGTTGGCTGGCGGTTCACGGCGAAAAAGGTTGTGCGCGATTCCTTTGATGTAGTTGCCGGAACACTTCTTGAAGGCTGGTGGGACGGCGACGACTACATCTCCTACCAGACGCCTGAGTGTTCCACTGACCTGAACGCAGCGTTTGCAGCGGCAGAGAAGGTGGGGTTGTTCCATAACGATCGCCACAACGCCATGCTGGCAACGGTCGAGGACAATCAGTGGGAGGTGTTGTGGAGCACTGACGACGATGATAGCGTTATCGCCCCCACCCCCGCCCTTGCAATCTGCGCAGCTATTCTGAAGTTGAAGGAGAACCAGCGACCAGGGTGAAGTCATGCTCACTGACGACGACGACATGGTGAATGTAGTTGCCTTCTGCCGCTCGGTGGTGGTGACGTTTCTGAAACTCTTGGCGGGGGTATGGTGATGGAAGACCGAATGATTCCCGACGAACGAGACCAGATTGAATGTCCCGAGCGGCCGGATTTACGTTGCTCGGAACACAACAGTATATGCGCGGTGGCGCATTCACTGCACCAACGGCTGGTGGCGTTGGAAGAGCAAGTAAGGCGAATAGCCGCTGACGCGGCGGGAGGTGAGTGATGATGACCAGCAGGCCCCGACGTGACGCGATACGCAAAGCGGCCAAAGCCGTCGCTGAGTCAACGCAACTAATCTGTGATGACCTGGACCAGTTTCACGACTTGCGGCGGGCGGTGTGGCGGTTTGTCCACTGGGCTGATCATACCTCGGCAAACCAGCACGAGTGGAGCGCACAAGTCGAGATCTTGCGGGCGGCCCTGAACCGAACTGGGCTGATTGTACCTCGGCAAACCAGCACGAGTGGAGCGCACAAGTCGAGATCTTGCGGGCGGCCCTGAAGCGATTGGAGGACGGCGATGCCATGCCAACCACTGATTAAGGACGGCAAGCGGACGCGGAATATTCAAGCCGCACAAGCGGCGGGAGGGGAATGATGGCAAACAAGAATTGTATGTGCCGCGTGTGCGGCGCGAAGTACCATTATTGCGGCAGTTGTTCTCCGGAGCGGTGCATGGATGCCGGATGCTGTTCCGACAAGTGCTTGGGCACCTTGCCGTTGGTTGAGCGGTTGCGAGCGAATGACACTTGCTGCGACTATTGTAGCGAAGCCGCCGATGAAATCGAACGGCTGCGGGCCGAGAACGAACGGCTGCGGGAACTGGCCACCATGATGGCGAAGGCGTTTGAGAATTGGGCGGAACCGCAGCACGACGGCACGCGGGAATGGTGCCCGCGATTCAACACGTACTTACGAGGACACGTCCTTGCGCTCGCCATCTTTACGCCGGAGGAGTGGCAGGCCGTCCGCAAGCTGATTGAGGGCGAGTAGATGACCAGATTCTACGAGCGTTACCCGAAGGACCCAGAGGAGAATCTTCGCTGGCGACGGCGTTGTCGTGAACGGGCATTAACGGATCTGCGGTTTCGGCACGCTCTGATAGACGCTTGTTTCGAAGACCTGTTGTTTTTCATGGCTTTCGCCTGTTGGAGTTTCGAGCCACGAGCAAGGGTGAAGGTCCGGCCATTCGTGCCGTGGACGCACCAAGAAGGGCCCTTCGTGACGATGGATCAGGCGATAGACGATGCCGAGCGGGAAGACCGCGCGATTGACGTGCTGTTGGACAAGGCCAGGGCTCAAGGCGGGACATTCGGATACTTGTGGAGCGATTTGCGTCGGTGGCTGCGCGACCCGATGTTTTCGGCGGGGTATGTCACGCGGAACGAATTGCTGGTCGATTCGGCGATTGACTCAGACACGCTGTTCTGGAAGCTGGCGTGGGGGATCGAGCGGTTGCCGTTCTGGATGGTTCCGCCCGGCTTTGAGATGAAGAAGCACCGGAGCCTCAGTGCGCATTCGCTGCTGAATCCCTCAAACGGTGCAACATTGGTTGGGTACGCAGCGGGCCAGGACGTTGGGGCCGGCGGAAGGAAGACGGTATTCACTTGCGACGAATTTGGGGCAAGGGACTTCATTTCCGGCGGGAAGGATGAGTCGGTCATGGAAGCACTCCACGACGTGACGAACGTAATACGGATGGTTTCCGCCCGCTACGCAGACGCGGGGGTCTTCCACGAAGCCTGCGAAGACCAGGACCACGACGGCCTGCATCTGATTTTGGATTGGAAGGACAACCCAATTCACGCGAGGCACTCTTACATCGTGCAAAACGGGCAGCCGGTAGCCCGCAAGCCAGAGGATCAGGGAGCGGTAGACGAGTATCATTCGGGCAGGCCCGATCTTCAGAAGCGGCTGGAGCGGAAGGGGTACAAGTACGATGGGGTTGTTCGCTCGCCATGGTACGACATGCGGTGCTTGCGGCCGACTGCAACGCCCCGGCTGATTGCCTCTCAGTTAGACCGGGACCCGCGCGGTGCGGTAGGCAAGGTGTTCCCGAGCGATCTTCTCGACCGGACGAAGCGGGAGAAGTGCAAGCGGCCGGTCTGGCAGGGCACGCCGGTATTCGATTCAGAAACGCTACTGCTGAAGGGGCTGATTCCGAGGGGTGACGGGCCGTTGAAGCTCTGGTTCAAGCCTGGGCCGGACCTTTCGTGCCCCCTGGGGCCGTTCTCGGTGGGCTGTGACATTGCAATCGGGTCGGACGGGGCCTATTCGAGCAATTCGGTGGCTTCTGGGATCGACGACCGCACGGGGGAACAGGCTGTCGAATACACAATCCGGGGGATGCCGATGATTAAGTTCGCCCGGAACGTGGTTGGCTTGTGCAGGTGGCTTCGCAGGGCGTTTCTTGGCTGGGAAGACAGCGGAATGGTGGCCCCGTTTGCGAAGGAAATCCTGGAGGTCTTGTACTACCCGAACGTCTATTACCGGGACGTTCCGGAAATTGGCACGAAGCGGAAGACCAGGAAGGCTGGCTGGTGGAACGGAAAAGACGAGCACAAGGCCGATCTATTCGAGCAAATGGCCCTGGGAATGGAGACAGGTGCGTACACGGTCCGCTCGGAAGACCTGATTCGGGAATGCGGAGAATACGAGTGGGAGAAGGGAAAGATCATCCACCAGCCCACAAAGAACAAGGGCGCGACCGAGAAAGCGCACGGGGACCGCACCATAGCTGGGGGGGTAGCGTGGCTACTCTATTTGGAGGGGCACGACGGAATCCGCCTTGACACAAATGAGGAAACAGGAGAAACTCCCGAGTATGGGAGCTTTCTGTGGTGTGAACAGCAGGAGCGTCCGCGGGTTGATCCAGATAGCCCGGACTTCGGGCTGAGGGACGTGGTGAATTACTAATTCGGAGGTAGAACCCGATGGTGAAAGTGGAGGTAACTGCCAAGGTTTATGACCATGATGTACTCGTGGCGGTTGCAAAAGGGCAAACGGCGAGTATTCAGACCGAAGAATCAGAGCTTGAGATGAGGCAAGTCATCACGGTCTCGACAAGGAAACCGATCATTCACGACACTAATTCGGAGGTAGAACCCGATGGAAAAGATCGACAAAGCGATTGAGATTCTAGCCGGCAAGATCGTGCAGACGATTAAGCCGGATGAGGCAATGAAGTTCACGCAAGCTGCGCTGAATCTGGCGCACACGAAGGGGCTTCTGGCAGCGGAGACAAGAGCAAGCACAACCAAAAAGGGGGCTGGCCAATAACCAGCCGCCGGGCATAGGCGGGTAGCTCCCGTCGAGATGCCTCGACATCGCAGCCTTCGAGGGGGCCGGTGAAAACTGGCCCCCTTTTTCTATCCATAGGCTGCTGATGATTGATCTGCACGACAAGCAGGTTCGCGGCCGATTCTTGGAGGCCGTCGAGACTTCGCGCGAGGCGATAGAGCCATTCCGTCGCGTGCGCAAGGAATTGATACGCGACTACGTGGGTTCCTGGTACAGCGAAGACGGCGCCCGGAACCGAACGCTCGTCAATCTGATGAACCAGACGGCACGGATCTACACCGTGGCCTTGGCGGCGAATAACCCCCAGGTCATGGTTTCTACGCCGCGTGTCGAGCACTGGCCATTCGCCAAGCGGTTCGAGGTCAATCTGAATAAGCTGATCTCGGATATGAATCTGGACGCGACCTTCCGGGCTATTGTCCTGGACGCCTTCTTCTGTATCGGGTGCGGCGTCGTGATGATGCGCGACACCGACACGCGATTCCACGGACTCTTGGAATCGGAAGAGGACGTATGGCTCGACCCCGGAGAACCTTGGCTGAATCGGGTTCCGTTGGACAACCTGATTCTGGACATGAGCGCCAAGGAACTCACGAAGATGCGGTTCTGCGGGCACGACTATCGCGCGGATTACGACAAGGTTATGGCAGAACCGGGCTACGACAAGAAGGTTCTAGCCAAGCTCACTCCGACCAGCAAGAACATGACCGGCGATTCGGATTACGCGCAACAGATAGCTGCTGGGATCGCGGTGGACGACGACGAACTGAAGCCGATGCTCTGGCTGCGGGACGTGTGGATTGCAGAGAACAACACGGTCGCAACGATGGCGGTCGACCAGGACTTACCGCCGTTGCTGGAGCGGGAATGGACCGGCAGTCAGGCAGGGCCCTACAAATTTCTTTCTCTGGGGAACGTGCCCGACAACGTCATTCCCGCTTCACCGGCGGTCAATCTCAAGGGAATGCACGACCTGCAAAACCGTCTGCACCGGCGGATGGAGCAGGATTCGGATGCTCACCGGATCGTGAACACCTACCCGCCCAGCGGTTCCGACGACGCCGAAGCGATCCGCAAAGCCAAGCGAAACGCATGGGTCAGGGTAGGCGATCCCAAGAGCGTCAATCAAGTTGAGGTTGGCGGGGTCGACCAGCGAGACCAGGCCCTCGCGCTATTCATTCAAGACGAGTATGACCGCTTCGCCGGGAACCTCGCCGTGATGGGCGGCCTCGGTCCCCAGGCATCTACGGTTGGCCAAGAAGAGATGATCCACGGCCAAGTGTCACGAACGGAAGCCGACATGCGAATGGCGGTTGTCGGGTTCGCTTCGGAGACCATCCTGGACCTTGGCCGGCTGATGTGGGAGGACCAGACTCTTGAACTTCAGTCGTCGATCCCGGTTGGAAACAGTGGAAGCGAAGTCCGTAGCGACTGGACGCCCGACTACCGTGTGGGTTCGTTTGAGGACTACGAGTTTCGCGTTGAACCGTATTCGATGGTCTTCAAGACTCCGGAGCAAAAGCTGCAAGAGCTATTTCAGACGCTCCAGCAGCTTGCACCTCTATGGCCGATGTTCCAGGCGTCTGGGGCGACACTGGACGCAGAAGCAATTGTCGATGAAATCGCCCGTCTGAAGAACCGGCCGGAGTTCAAACGATTCATTAGGTTTGCCATTCCAGCCGACATGCTCGGCGGTGACCAGAACACCGTTCGTCAGTCGCCGGTGACTTCGCGGGAGACGGTACGGAAGAACATTGGAACGGGGGGCACGAAGGAAGCCAGAAGTGCCATATTGCAGCAGACACTCTCCGGAGGCAAGTCACAAGTCAACGGTCAGCAAGCTGCGGCAATGAGCAGGAGGCCAGCGTAATGGCGAAAACGGCGATCAAGGCTGGCGATATGGTGCTGGTCGAGTGGGTAGACGCAATGGGTCACTCTGCGTGGGCGAATGGCCAGGGTTTCGCGCTGAATCTAGGGGAATGTGAAACCATCGGAAGGTTGGTGTCGCGCGATCGTACGGCCACTGTCGTGGCATCTAATCGCTGCCTCACCAATGGAACAATCGACCACGCGATGGCGATTCCGACCAGTTGCGTCACGAGGCTCAGTAAATTGTCACGAGCGCGATAGCAGGGGGCCGGCATGGGGAAGCGCAGGCGTATTCCAGCTAGGTTGAGGTCGAGGCTGTTCGCCGTGCCGATGGTGGCGAATACGTATCGGGGCCATGATCCGTTGATTTCGGATGGATTGGGCTGCATGAAGTCCCAGGTTCCCGAGATGCGAAAGGCCATTAAGAAGCGAAACATCAAGGGTGTCCGTGTACGTGAGAACGGACAACTCGAAATCACAAGCCGTCGCGGGCGGCGCGAGCTATGCAGAATGCGTGGCTTGGCTGATGCCGACGGTGGGTACTCAGACTAGGAGCAATCCAGTGGCAATCGAACTGGCGGACGACGCGACCCACGCTGACATTCAGAAATACGTGGATCAAATCACGCAAGAGGCAGAAGAGGACCGCAAGCAACCTGAAGAGAAGGACGAAGCCCCGAAGGGCGATGCCCAGACGCTTGCGGAAGATCGAGACGAACCAGTGACGGAGACCGCCACCGAGACAGAATCCGGTGACGAAGCCGCCGACAAAGACGAGGAGACCGGCGATTCAGAGGGTCAGGCATGGCTTGACGATGACCTGAAGGCCGAGATAGCCGCGTATGGGATTGGCGAAGAGGAACTCGCCGACTTCACCAGCCGCGAGGAAGCGGAACGGGCATTGCGATTCTTCGACCGAAGCGCACTGGAGGCGGGCCGCAAGGCTCTCGCCGATGGGGAAACGCAAGCCAAGGAGACCGGCCAGCCCCGAAACGATCAGGGGCGGTTTACGAAGGCCGATGAAGACCAGGAGCCCGAAGGGCATTCGCCCGAAGGGCGATACGAGGTCACGCTTGACAAGGAAACGTACGACGAGGGCTTGGTGGCTGAATTCGTGCGAATGCGCGACCACTACGAATCCCGACTCGGGGCCCTGGAGGACCGGCTTACGGAAGCCGATGCCAGGGCGGAAGAACAACACTTCGACGGCCTTGTCGATTCGCTCGGTCACGCCGACCTGTTCGGCAAGACGGGCAAGGAGAATTCCAAGCAACTCCAGCGCAGGCAAGACCTACACGTTGCGGTGAAAGCCCAGCACGTCGGTTTGCAGGCGTTGGGGCGTGGTGTTGACCTCAACGGAGCGTTGGTCGCCCGCGTTGCCAGGATGGTCTTCGCGGACGAACTCGGCAAGAAAGACTTGAAAGCCAGAACCCGCAGAATTTCCAAGCAGTCCAATGGTCGAATGGGCGGTGGCGCCACCAAGGCGCACGATTCCCGCGAATCGCTGATGGACGAGATGGAGCAACTCTACAAGGAGTTGGAGGGAGCGGGCTAGAATAAAGGAGGCGCCTCATGGCCCTTGGAATTGAACAACTCGATGATTTTGTAGCTGCATATTTGCAGAAGTACCCGATGGGGAAGTGGCAAGACATCTCCTTGCCTCTCCAGAAGTATATGTTCGCATCGCGTCTTTTCGACAGTGCGAACAAGCGAGAGATGAGCACGTCGCAGTGCAAGTGGAAGTTGAAGATCGACAACAACGACAACTTCCAGGTGGTTGGTCTGTACCACAGGGATTCGTCCAGCCGGGTCAACGTTTTGACCGAGGGCAGCCTGAAGTGGGGCATGACCACGACGAATTACCACTACGACATCGACGAGGAAACCTTCGCCCAAGGGGCGTCGGCGATTGTCAACTACATGAACCTGCAAGAGCAGGGGCTCATGCAAGACTTCTTCGCCGGTATCGAAGACCTGATGTTCGGAGCCGGTCCAAGCTCGTCTACGCAGTCGCCGTTCCCGCCCGTTTCGCTGTTGTGGTGGATTACCGCCACAGACGACAGCACTACCGAGAACAACTCGGAAGAGGGTTTCGACGGTTACGAGCCGGTGGGCTGGGGTTCAGCGGGCGTCGGTGGGATTTCCTGCACAACCTACGAACAGTGGCGCTGCCGGACCTTCCCGTATACCGTGGTGGACCGGGACGATTTCGTGGAGAAGACCATCAATTCGATGGACCTCTGCACGTTCACTCCGCCGATTGAGCGATCGGACATCAAGCCCGAAGGCCGGCATCGGTGGGAATTACTCACCACGCACAGCCGCGTGGCGGAGAGTCGCCGCTTGCTTCAGTTGGGAAACGACAACATCAAGGATGATTTGGCGGCACACAGCGGTTCCGTCTTCATTCGCGGTGTCCCGATGACATGGGTTCCCGCTTGGACGAATTCCAACAGCACGAACGCCCGTACCGACGGGATCATTCTCGGTGTGGACTGGAACACGTTCGACTGGTACTACGCTGCCGGTCGCAACATGCGCAAGCGGAAGCCGTTCCAGCATCCCGAAATGAGCAACGTGCGCATCCGGAAGATGGACGACGCCGGCCAGATCGTGTGCTACAACCGCCGGGCCAATTTCCGGGGTTACTGCACAGAGACCGTCACGGAAACCACGTAAGGGAGTCACTTCAGGGTGATTCGTTACTGGAGTTATTAACACTCACAAGGGGTGATTGCCATGAATCTTACTTGGAGCGAACTGGACAGCGACAGGCTGTTCTCTGCAAAGCTGTGGGGCGACCTTGCGCCGCCCGCCGGCGCGGGTTGTTTTCAGACGCCTTCGGGCAACCCGGCGATCGGGCTGTTCGATGATTTCAACGCATTCGGATTTACGGCGGCGATTTCGTCGACAACCGGCTGGGCGCAATCGAGCGGCATTAGTTACAAGTGCTACATCGACGGCGATGCCGGCGTGGATGCTGCACCTGGTATCGGCGTGGCCGTCCCGACCACGACGCCTTCGGTGTCTGCAAACGGCCCTGGCGTTATTCGCATCAACCCAGATACGGACGCGGATGACGACACGATTCTGATGGCCGGTGGCGGGGACATGGTGCCGTTCAACGTGATTTCTGGAACGGCGAAGGATCTGGCGTTTGAGGCCAGATTCAAGATCGACGACATCACAGCGTCCGAAACGGACTTCTTCCTCGGGCTCGGTGGAACGGGGGCGTGTGCCAACACGGGCGTGCTCTCCGACACTACCGGCACGTTGTCGTCCAACAACTTCCTCGGCTTTGGACGTTGGGACGCTGAAACGAAGCTGCGATTCGCTTACCAGCGAGTCAGCGGGACGCAGACCGAGATCGACGACGTTCACACTCTCGTGGCAGACACCTACGTCAAGGTGGGGTACCACTACTATGCGGCCACCAAGACGTGCGGGGTCTTTGTCAACGGGGAGTTGTTCGACACGGTAACGTCGTCCGAAACCGGGGCTACTCCGTGGCCGAGTCTTTACATGAACTTCATCACTTCTGTGAAGATGCAAGCCACGACCAACCACAATTTGTATGTGGATTGGTGGGCCTGTGCCCAGTACATCTGATCGTCACCGGGGGCGGGTTCATCGCCCGCCCCCGGCTTTCCGTACCTGGGGCAATTCTCACCAGAGGCGACAATGGAACTTATCAACCTCAGCATAGCAGTCACCGCGCTAGTGGCCTCGTGCGGAGCGGCGTTCTGGGCCGGACGGGTAGATGGCCGACTGAACAACGGCGTGTCGGTTCACATTAAGAACACCCGCGAAGATGTGCGCAAGATATTCGACCGGATGGACAACTTGCCGTGCAAGGCGTACGTGGAGCGGCTAAGGCACATTGAGCAGACCGTGGAGCGAATACAAGACCATGGTTGACGACACACGAACCTGGAAGGGCGTTCTCGCCGGGGCGCGAAACGGGGACTGCATCCGTCTCACCGGGCCTACGCGCGTAACCGAAACGCTGGATTGGCCGGATGTTTCTGGGTTGCGGATTGTCGGGCCGGCGGCGGTGCCGTTTCCGAGTGGGAATCCGCGTAAAGAGACGTTCGACGACATCGGAGCCGGCATCTGGGCGGATTTCGACGGGCCGTTGTTCCGGTTCCATACGGCCTTGGGTATGGGCGGCGCGTCAATGGAAAATCTGACGCTGTGGCGCCCCTACGGTGGTTCGCACAGTCCTGGTTCGGTGGCCGTCCAGTGGGTGTATGGAGGCCGATTTGTCCGCGGGTTTCGTATTGCCAACTGCGCAATGCGTGGATTCGAGAAGGCGATGGAAGTAACCGCGCCGGAGTTCCCGACGACGGCGAAAGAAGTTCTTGGCAATCTCCAGGTTACGGGTTGCAATATTCAAGGGAATGGCCGGTTGTATGAGAACTCTGACCGCACGCGAGTCAACGGATTCCTCTTCCGCGACAACGATGCCGGGCAGAACGGCGTCACGCGGATGGGCGGCTTGTTCGTTCGTGGTACGTGCCTGAGTTTTCTGCACAACATCCTGGAGGGACAGCGCAACGCACTGCACGTTGTCGATTCGTCTTACTTCGTTACGGTCGGGGAGGGCAACTACTTCGAGGCGAACACGGGTGATTTCGTGGTTTGCCTCTCGATGTGTCAGAAGATTCGGTACGAGTACAACAGCGTTGGTCGGCCGAAGATGGACCGCCCGGTGCTGATCGAGCGATGTGCCGGCGGCGACGTGTACGGGGAGGCGGAAATGGTCGACTGCAAGGACGTGCGGAGACACAAGTAAGAACGAAAGGAACGGTGTAATGCCAGTCAGCGACAAGAAAAAGTGCCAGACGCTAATCAATCTGTGCGCGGCGGCGGCCGAACAGATTCAGGCGTCGGCCACGCAACTGGTTGCCTATCGGGCGGCCTACCTGAATCAGGAGGTTGATCCGACCGGCACGCCGCTGGACGGGAAGGTAGCCGCCGTGTCGTCGTGGATTGACGACGTGATTGCCGTAGCTGGCGCAACGGTGGCCAACCAAATGATTGCGGCGAAGGTGCCAACGCACAAGAACAACGCCCTGGAGGTGTAACGATGGCAACGCTACTGAATTTCCCCGCCTCCTGCATGATCGGGGACAACGACGCGCAGCTTGTTGCCGGTGACGTTGGCGCGCCGCATGCGTCGTTCAAGGGCCGTCCGGTGCTGTCGTTTGACCACAC